GTTTCCCTTGTATCTGCAGGAACTGCCATAGCATTTCCCTCCTTAGTTAAATGTCTATAAAATCCTCTAGGAGTGTAGACGCATCATCAATGTGTCCTGTACCCCTGAGACGTTTCATTTGTGCAGCACGCTTAGATTTACTTTCTTGTGTTTTCCTTATTCCGGCACCAGATCTAACAACTTTAGGTTTGTTCTTTATCTTCTTAGATTTTACATCAGCATTTTTCATAGCATCATATTTCTGCGCTTTCATGAGCACAACTAACGACCTATGATCTACTAATGAACTAATCTCTTCAGCAGAAAAACCTTGTTCCAAAGCATAATCACGAATCCCTATAGCCATAGCTTTCTGTGAGTCCGGCTCACCCCATTCGGGAACCTTCTCCACCAACTTGCTGTGTTCATCATGTAACAACTGCTTCTTAACTTCATACATTTGTGCAGCTTGTTTTTGTTGCTCTATCTGCATTGTGTGCTGCTGTGATCGGACGCGTTCCTGCATCTCTCGATACTCGTCACGCTTGGTAATGTATTCGATCGGATCCTCCTCTTTTAGAGCAGGCCAATCTACATTGCCGTATGTCTCCAACCCAGCCATGGAACTTTGGATTACTTGAGTTAAAGCATCCACGTATTGCTTACGCTCTTGCTGCAGACCAGCTAATTCAGTATTATATTGATCCCTACCGGCCTCAATACCTTTTCGCTCTTCCGCTAACTCCTGCGTCTTTTTGGTATAATCTGACTGGCGACTGTAGCCTTTAATAAGTTCGTCGAAGGTGACCTCTTGCTCAGCGCCATTTACGGTTACTGCATATACTTCAGGTTCTTCGCTCTCTTGTTCGTCAGACTCTTCAGATTCTTCATCCTCCTCTTCGGATTCTTCCTCTTCAGATTCCTCTTCCAATGATTCGTCTTGAGTTTCCTCAGTAGACTCTTCTTCTTCGGTAGGTGCGGCCTCCTCATCTTTAGGTGTTTCCTTTTCAGGTTCCATCAGACCGAGTAATGCCTCTTGCGCTTCTGTTACACTTCCTCCCAGCGCGGGTATTGGCTGTAAGCCACTAGGTTGCGGGGCAGTTTGCGTATCCGCCATAATTAAATTCCTCTTAGATGAATGGGTGTTGCTTGGCTAACGCCTCGTTCATTTTTCCAGTTTCAACTATGGATTGTAAATGTACGCGCAATCTGTCAAGCAGTCTCATCGCAAGCCAGATTGATTCTCTGGCCTCCAACTCTGTTGCACCGCTAGCTGACCAGCGGCTCATTAAATCTTCTTTCAGTACGTTAAAGGATTCTACAAATAATTCGTTAGATAGTAAGTTTTGAGCTTGCTGGGCTCTTTCTTCATCTGATCGATCTGTCATGTGGCTCCTATTGCTACGGCGCGTTTCTGTTCACGTTCCAGCTGTAGCTCTGCTACCTTTAGCTGCGCGTCAACCGCGTCCTTTTGATATTCCTGCTGGATCTTTTGGGCTTTTACTTGTACATCCGCCGCTTTGATTTCCAGCTCCTTCTGTTTTATCTGCATTTCCATTTGATCAAGTTGCTGCTGTGGATCTGGTTGCTGTGGTGGTGCCTGAGATGGGTCAGTTAGAAAATCGCTAACATTCTGGAACCCCATAGCCTTTACAAGTGCGGCACCCATGTTGTACATATTTTGTGCGTTTACGATCGGCAGACCGCCCTTCATGGCCTCGCCTGCAAACTGCAACATAGCAGATAGGTGAGCCATCTGCTGATCCTTGTTTCCGCCGCCTAAAGCAACAGACACAGTGCAATCATACTTATCCCGCCATACATCAGGGCGTACCGGAACCCATTCGTTGCGTAGCCTAACCACGCGCTTTTTATCTTGGTTTTTATGTAGAAGCTCATAGATAGTGGTCATTAAATCCTTTACACCAGTCTCTGCAAAGTTTCTGGCAATAAGCTCCACCCTACTGTTTGCAGCAGACATAACGGCGTTGACAGCCGTTGCTGTGGTGTGGCTGGTTAGAGCGTTCTCGTTTAGCCCCTGAGACATACGGCTAACTCCAGCTCTGGACTCTCTCACCCCATCTAGATACTCAAGCATCTGGAAAGAGTAAGGTTCAAGGGCGGGCGTAGAAAGCGGCATTACAGCATTGGGGGATTTGACCCTAACCACGCCGCCCGGTCTTTGTGTGAGCAAATCGTCCAAATTCGCTTGTCCCTCTAATACTGCGTACCGTCCAAAGTTCTGGTTGTACATATTGTCCATGAGGTTACGCATTAACGTGGACTTCATTAACTGTAAATCCATCACTAGATCGGCTATGGACAGGCCAAAGAACTTGTGCGGGATTTTTATCGGGGTAATGGAAACAAAGGGGATTGAATCTATTTCCTCGTTAGCCAACACCGTAGATCCAACAGTGCAAACTTTTCTTAACTCTGTGATACCATCATTGTTATAGTCTGTTTTTAGAAAAGACTCATGCAACCAATAAGTGCTTAGCCCCTCTTCATTAGACACAGGGTTACCCCAGCCCTCCCAATACTCTGCAGACTTATCAAACTGGTATCGCTCTAGGCGCTCTGCTGAAAACGCCATAAGTTCCTCATCGCTGCCGCCAAGGCTCTCTGGATCTATATCCTCATCCGGGTACATCTCCTTTAGCTCTGATAGAGTTTTAAGCACCCTGTGGCAAACAAACCTAGCATCCTGTATGTTCTTGGCCTCTCGTGAGATTAGAAACTCCGAGGGCGGAACGTTTTCTATTTTTATTTTTCCACCGTAATCGCTACGCTGGATCACGACATCATGGATCATTGGGCCGGCTGTTTCTACGGCCTCTTCTGTAACCCCCGGCATCTGCACTATTTCTGCAGACTCGTACTCCGTGTCTTGATATTCTGTGTGTTCAAGAACTTCTACGCTGGGATCAGACAGCAACGACTCAAACTCCATGTCGTTTAGCCCCTTGTACTCCTCGCGGTTCCATTCTTCGTACTCATCCCACCACACCTTGACTATGCCGTTCTTGCTAAGCAGGGCGTCGGTAAACCACGAGTACAGGATTTCCCAACCCGGATTATCTTTAGTAAATACGTAGTTTACGTAGTCTGTGGCTTGTTCTGCCATAGCAACATCTTCTGGCCCATGAGGGTTAAATTTAACCATCTCATCACCAGCAGCAAACACACGCATCAGTGATGGCTTTATCCACTCTATGGTATCTTGCACGGTGGAATCTACATACTGGCTACGACCTTCTACCTCGTTACCAAATGGCAACCCATAGTAGTATTTCATCGCCTGTTCACGCTGCATGGAGATAGTATCCCCCATGTAACCAAGCGAGTCAGTGATTTCTCCTCTGATTCTAGTTACTAAATCTTCTTCAGTAATTTTATCTTTAGCCATTAAATAATTCCATAGTTCCTGTATTCAAGATCTTTTGTCCATGTTGGATCTTCTCCAGATACTGCAAACCTTAAAGACATGGCTGCGTATCGTGTGGCGCTCATAAGGTCATCTCTAAGTGGCACTATTTTCCCCTCTTTTCGGTGATACATCCTGAACTCCTCCCACCAGTCGCCCAAGGTAGAAAATACCTTGAACTTATCATTTTCCATTCTCTGCAGCAATGCCATAATCCCCTCCTCTATGGAATTGCCCCCCTTTTTCTCTCCAAGCGCTGGGGGATTTTCAAAGTGAAAAGCTAGAAAATTGCACCCCAAGTTGCGGTATTGTTCAGCCAGACCCGGGTTTCCCATGCTGTCTCTGCGATTGCCATCATGTGGCCAGCAGATAGGGATAAAGTTTGGTCGTGTCTTTATGACTACCGCATGAACTGCGGGAGATGCTTTTGACTGCCGATAGCAATCATAAAGATACACCACATCCTCATCACGATCCCACGCCAACCACACGCAGGCTGTTGGGTGGTCAAATCCAAAGTCTATGCCACAGATGCGTGGCCAATGTGGCTGCAACTGTACGGGCTCTACTATTATCTTCTCCTCCATCACCGGAAATACCAACCCACTGCCGATGGATGGACGCCCGTACTTGCGCATCTCGCGCTCGTGCGGGCTGTAGCTGCTAAAGATCTGCTCCATCACCACCTCGTTGAGATGGCCGCTAGCGCCCTGCATACTCATTATTTTTTCTGACGCGTCATCCCATGTGGCGTTAACCAGCGCCTGTCCGGGCTTTATGTTGTTTATAAAGCTGGCCACGGTTTCGGTCATGCCCTGCTCCGGTGTAAACGTCATGTAGACCATCCCACGGCGATCAAGGGTTCGCGTAACGGCTTGACTGTAAAGATCCCTGTTGGGCTCCTCGTCCAGCCATATGCAGTCCACACTGCGACCCTGCCACTTTTCTATGCCCATCTCGTAGGCTTTGAAGAATAAAGAGGAGTTCCCCCCGCTGACATGGCTAATAAGTGCCATGCTTTTTGCGTTTGGTACACCGGGCTTGCGCTCTGTCTTTATGATGCAGCTTCTTGGTATAGCGCCAGATCCGAAAGCACCGGGGTCATCAGGGGAACCCAATAACTCGTATTGCACAATATCACGCGTAGTCTCGTTGCTAACCCCTCCTGCCCACGCGACTATAGGTTGGCGAAAACGACGCCCGTTCCACCACTTTGGGTACAACCCTGTAACGTGAAAAGCTAGCTCAGCTGCTCCGCAATATGATTTTCCAATGCGGTTGGCTGCCATCAACAGCCGCTGGTTAGCCTCTGCGCCTGTGTCGTGAAATCTTTGCTGGTAAGGGTATGGATCGTAGAGATCTATTTTTCCGTAGCGCTCGCGCTTACGTAGTTCTCTGGCTACCTCTACCGCTTGCTTCAGCTCTGACCTTGTAGCCGCCGCTGAGCTTTGTGCTAGCATTAGTTCAGGACATCAGGGATGTCAGACACATCGGATGTGCCCATAAGCCCCTCTAGCTCCCTGCGTAGTTCATCAGTGGACGCTTGTTCCACGTGTGAGATTTCCTGTCTTATCTTCTCTGTTGGTTTTAGGCCAGCGCGATCCAGCACATCCTTGATCGCGCCTAGCTTAACCGACTCGGACTCAGCATCTGTAACTAGGCTCTGCAGCTGCATTATTGCCCCCGGCACGCAGTCCTGCAGCATCTTTTTTTGGCGATCCTCTATCTGCTGGGCAAACTTGTTCTTTAGCTCGTAGCCCCGCTGCTTGGGCGAGGAGTAACCAGCCATGGCAGCAGACTTAGCTGCATTGCCAGTTAGGCAGTATTGCTCGATAAAGGTTTCCTGTTTGTCTGTTCGCATTAGTATGGGGCTAGTAATCCCCGCTCCTTCTTACGTTGGTATTGATCGTACGCAGCTGCGCCTCCTATGGCGGTAGCTGGTACAGCACGCGATGTAACGAAATCAGCTGTCCATTTGCCTGATGGCTGGTCTGCAAACTTCTTTTCCAAGGCTGCTCTTATTATGTCATCCTTTTCTCGCGGAGATCCCGGTATTCTTTGGGAAACTTCCTTAACATCCCACGTGCCTTCTCCCTTGCTAGAGACTATTCTGTATTTTCCACCCTCCATACGCTTAACAACGGGGAACAGATCTGCAGCGATAAAGTCATACTGAGATCCAGCCTCTAGCGCTTTTTCAGCCTGACCTAACGCACCCTTTAGTGTGTAAATCGGCTTTCTAGGATCACCGCCCAGCCCCTGTCTAAAAACATCCACAACGGCCCACACACCCTCCATGCTGTTATGTTTAGGAATAATAAGCCTGTTCTGCACATGAGCTAACATACGATCGGCAGATAGTATCTGCCCACCGACAGATATATAACCACCCTCATCAAGCATACTGCGTTCCAGAGCCTCTATATCGTAGAATCTCTCAGCTTGCCCCTCTGCTGCTAGATCCCGTCTGGCCGACTCCTTTGCATTGTTAGCTGTTTTGAGAGCCGCCTCATCAGTGTTTATTCTCTCCCCAACCCTATTAAGTTTCCTGTTCCCATGAGTGTTGGCATAAACAGCAGATTTTTGGCTTTGTAATTTCGCATTAAATGTTTCTTCTAAAATCTCATCGAGAGCCTTGTTCTTATCTTTAGCAAACTGTATAACTTTATCGCGAGATAGCGGCCCGTCGATCTGTTGCCAAATATCCAGAAAATCTCTAATCGGTTCATCCCCCTCCGATCTTGTTCTGGTTAAAGTCGTGAGTGGATTTTCTTGGAGCGGTTTAGCGTTTAAGGCTATATCTCCTTCTAGACCCCACCACTTGCGAATAAAGGGATTCAGATGTGTGAGAACAGCTTGATCCGTTATCTGAGGGGGTATGTCAAGAACCTCACGGATTGGAGTGGCTGTCTCGCTTAGCTGGTTGGCGGTTGTATACCGCTGTACTGGTAAAACTTGTCCAAACAGATCCTGTTCAAATTGCTCCCGCCTAGCGTCTTCTGGAAAGAATTTCCTAAGCATGGCTGATGTAGAAGCAAGCCTAGAGTGCAGCTGATTTCTTAATGTTTTTGCTGAAACCTTCTCAGAGGTAATCTCTCCACCACGCCCCTTTTTATAAACTGGCCCCTCCAGCAGTTCCAGCTGAGTGGTTAGATCCCTTTTTATATCCCTTACATTAGATGGTGAAAAACCATATTTCTGAAAAAGATACGCAGCTTTAGGACTAACCAGCATTTGGGCAAAATCAGCGCCAGCCCGAACAACCCCAGCCCCCATGTGTGCAGCAACACCTGCAGCCCCACTATACCAAGGTGGTAGGATCTGAGACTCCTTGGTTTTCTGAACGGGCTCTCTACGAATAATATTCTGAGTTAGGGCTGCTGCACCCACATTAGGTTGTAAGCGCCTAGCTAGCGCCTGAGAGACTGTGGCACCACTTTTAACAGCGCCAACAGGAACAGCTACATCCATCGCCATACCTATGCCAGTGGCTATCTTCTGGGCTTTATCAGCATCCATACCATAGCCAATCATCACATCTCTTATGGGTTCATCTCTTATGGCCTCAAATCCAGATGTTATGGGGGAGGCGACATAAGACATCAGCCCTAATGGCATCTGCCAAGCCTTGTGCTTTAGTGGAGTATCCTCAGAAACAGAACTGCTTAGCAGGTTTCTAGCTCTTTCCTCATGTTCTGGGTATAACTCCCACCACCGTTTTAAGGGGTTTAATGCGTCATCAAGTATGCCCATATTAGAGGTGCCTTATATTAGGTAAAATCACGGAATGCTGTGTGTATAGAATATATAAAACATAGTAAAAAGAAAAAGGGGTCGCCCGGGTTCCTTTTCGGTC